ACCACGGGCAATACGGCAGATACTTTTGCACCTCATCGCCGCAGTTTCGGCACTCGTAGGCTGTTCCACCAAACACGCTCAGTACAGCCTGCGGTTTCTTCGGTATTCTGCTTTCATCGCTCATCTTCTCGCCCCTTTCACTTTTTGTCCTCCAAATCCGATCTATTTCTTCTAAGACAGCCAAGATTGTCTTTTCTGCAAAACGAAGATGCTCGTACCGTTCTGCTATCGTCCTGGCGTCTTCTACAAGCCGCTCCCAGTATTCCTGTGCTGATACCGGTTCCTGGTATTTCAGCAGCAATCTCCAACAGTCAACTGTGATCTGGTAATGCTGTTGTTTTTCTGCCGCTGTCATGACAGCTCCTCAATCCGGATATAGATCCCAGGGATACGTGCCCAGAACTTCTCGGCTATCTCTGAGGCTACCAGTGCATCATCTTCCCAGAATCCTACGGTTGTCATACAGTCTTTCAGCAGCTTCTGGAGATTGTCGGTATCCGGCTTTGTGATCCGGTATTCTCCGTCCTTATGTTTTTCACCTTGTGCAAAGCACCATTTCGTCATCAGCCGCACACCCTTCTGATACGGTTCCATGTCTACCGGTTTATACTTGCACAGATGTCCTATGATCTTCTGTCTGGCTCTTTTTAATTCCGGCGGGTCATAGAACACTGGTTTGCCATTGACCACAGAAACTTTATGTTCCTGGTGTGTTACGGTCGGCGGTTCCATTGGCATAAAAAATTGAATCATTATCACTTCACCTCTTTAAAGTCTTAAATTTCATTTTTTCTTTGTCCGTGCCCTTGTCATCGGGGAGGGGGAAGGGAGACGGGGCCGGGCAGCCCTAAGGCCCGTCCCTCTCCTACCCCCGTGACACCGTGAGGGGGAACCCGAATATATATACGTAGTATATATGTGTCTTCCCCGCAACAGGGGGAAGACTGAAAAAGCAGTCTTTCCCGCAACATCCACCCTCGGAGGGGAAGTCTTATTTTCAGTCTTTCCCTCACTTTTCTACTTTGCGGGGAAGCCTAAACTTTCAGCCTTCCCCTCCGCTCTTCTTTCTTACGATTCCGTCTTCAATGACATAATCACCATGCTCATTTATACGATCCCTCGCCGTCCTTACGGATACGCCAAGATAATCTGCGACATCACTTACTGTCGGTTCGTCTCCAAAGTTGCTTCCCTCCAATGCCGTTTCCAGGGCTTTTTTCCGGTCTGCTTTTCTCGTTGCTGCGTTCTTTTTATTGCTCTTGGTTCCCTTTTTCCATGGCGGATCCTGTGCCTCAAGCTGGAGATCTTTCAGGCTTCCAATCTCATCCAGGCGGTGCACTGGATAATCAAACCAGAGATTGACCGGTTCAAACTTCGGGAACTCTCGAAGCGTCCCCTCAATTCTCCAGGCTGTCTTGCTCCTTACCTTTGCCTTTTCTTTCTCTACCATGCTGCTCAGTGCGATCATCTGCCATTTGTCCAGGTTGTTTTCACAGTAATTCCACATTGCATTGCAGCTCAGAAGATCATCCTGTGACAAATCATCCTGCCATGCAAAACGGCTGTCCAGGTACATCTTGCAGGCGTTACAAATCGCCTTGTTTTCTTCCTGCTGCATCAATGCTTCGGTTGGCTCCAGTTCGATCAGGTCCAGCAATGCATCCGGATCCCTGGCAAATACACCCGAACCGGAAGCACGGTCCATGGACTTCTTACCGCCCTGGCTTCCTTTGCTGTGGTGGTGGCAATAGATCACTGCACAGCCAAGCTCTGTACACACCTTGTCAAACTGGTTACAGAAGTTCGCCATCTGGTCCGCACTGTTCTCATCTCCTGTGATGACCTTATAGATCGGGTCAATGATGATGGCAACATAGTCCTTTTTCGCAGCCCTCCGGATTAGTTTTGGTGCCAGCTTATCCATAGGGATCGACTTACCTCTCAGGTTCCAGATATCAATGTTCTGCAGGTATTGTGGCTGTTCTATACCCATAGCTGTATACACATCTTTGAAACGGTGCAGACAGCTTGCCCGGTCAAGTTCCAGGTTGACATACAGCACTTTTCCCTGTGCACAGTCCCATTTCAGCCACTTCTTCCCCTCTGCGATCGCCACGCACAACTCAATCTGTAAGAAAGATTTCCCTGCTTTTGACGGTCCTGCGATCAGCATCTTATGTCCTTTTCTCAGGATGCCTTCAATCAGACATGGCGAAAGATCCGGTAGGTTATCCCATACATCGCCCAGGCCTTCTGGCTCTGGAAGGTCATCATTAATTCCCTCGATCCACTCATACCATTCATTCCAGGATGCTTTTCCGATATTGGTGTCAACCAGGAACTGTTTCTTTCCATTTCGCATCACTCCCGGCATCCTGGAAAGTCTGGAAGGGTTCCGGTTCTGCGTGTCTACGATGATCCCGTTTTTCTGGCATACCTCATAGAGATAATCAACCCTTTTCCGGTATTCGTTGTAGTCCGTAGCGTCCACTTTTACGATTGCATGGAGGCTTTTACCACCGGAGAATACCAGGCATGCGATTGGAAGCTCCAGTTCTCTTAAAATGGCATTCTGCTTTTCAATTTCCATGTGATCTGATTCCACTAATACATAGCGGTATTCTGTGACATTTGCGTTCTTGCATCCATTTCCATCTAATGGATTGAAACGGATCCACGCCCCTGCTTTCGGGTTATAATCACCAACTACTGCACCGATATCTCCGTCACAGCTGTTGAGCTGCTCAATCAGCTGTCCTGCTGTACGGTCCCACGAACCTTTCTGTGGAAGCCAACTTGTACCCTTTTCATCTATTTTTTCCCAGCTACCCGTCACATAGCCGACATTGTCCCCTGCCTCAAATAGTGTTTCAAGGTAACGGACAAGCTCTGCAGCCGGGTTCCATTCCTGCGGTTCCTGCAGTTCCATTCCCTCCAGCCACTCTTTATTCACGATGACATGGTCATCGTTCTGGATCATGTCATCCCACTCCAGTTCCTGGCCTCGTTCCGGGCGCACTC